CCGCCGTTGTTGACCGTGATGCCGTCGCTGTTGACAAGGCCAGAGATGGCCGCATCGTCAAAGTTGCGGGTGACGGCGGAGATGGTTTGGTTGGCCATTTATTGAAGCACCTCGGTTATGCGGCCAGCGTTGTTCAGGGCGGGGTTGTAGGCGATTTGGTAGGTCATGGCTCGTAAGTGGTGACTGTCTTGGCGATTTCGTCGTTGGCATCACGCTCGACCACTTGCGTGGCTCGGCTGGGGAATGCGTTATTCACCACCACCTCTGACGGCTGCACTTGATTGATCACGGTCACAGGGCTCTCCGGCACATGCACATCAACTTGAATGTTCGGGGACGGCGCTGCTGCAGCCTGTGGAACATGCACGTCAACCTGGAAATTGGGCGCCGGCGCGGCGGCCATCTGCACAAGGCCCTCGGGCATGTGAACGTGCACCGCCATGGGCTCGCGCGCGGCGGCCATACTGGCTGCAAGGGCGTTGAGAACAGGGGCCATGGACTCGCGCTCTGGTCGTTTGGCCACCACTTGGTACTGCTGACGCTCAAGTTCACGCTGTTGTTGCGTCAACTGTGCAATGGTTTCCTGGTGGCGCTCGATCCCCTCGGCCAGCCGCACGAAGTGATGGGTCATCTCGACCTGCTTCTGCTGCAGCGCGGTGATTTGCAAGTCGTCCTCGGCCTTTTTGGGTGTGGGCTTAGGCACAGACGTCGGATCGTCCTTCGCGGGGCCTTTCGGCGCCTGTGGAGCGTCAGAGTTGAGTGTTTGCTGCATCGCACCGGTGTTTGACTGTGCTGATGCAAGGTCTGCTGCTGCAGGGTCCTGCATGCCCGCCTTGAAGAAGGTGCCTGACAGCGGCTTGTACCCAGCAGGCGGCAGGTTCCCGGTGATCGCCACGGAAGCTTCCTCATCGCTCATCAAGCCCAGGCTCAGCAGTTCGAGGATGCGGGACTGCTCCATCACGCGGAAGGTCGTTGTCTCAAGGTGTGGCCGCAGGTCGATCCGGTCAAACGAGAACTGCACGTACACGTCCTGACCAAGCAAGCGCGTGGCAAGCGTCAGCGCGCGTGAGACCAGGCTGTTGATCTTGAGCTGCAGGCCCTCGCAGTAGCGCACGAACAGCAGAGACTCGGAGCTGGCGACGTTCTGGCTGCCGGAGCCGTGCCCGAGCACGAAACTGGGGGCCTTGGTTCCTGTGGCCGACTTCGCATTGATCATTTTCTGCAAGACCTCCCACTCGGCGCTCAGCGAACTGTTGCCGTTGTTGAGGTATGAGAATCCGATGGAGTCGAAGTTGATGAGCGCATCATCTGGCTCAAGCCCGTTCACAGTGCTCTCGATGTCGCTAAGGAAGTTGTCCTGAAAATCCCTCACGCCGTCGGCGTCTCCAGCAATGCTGATGGGCACAGACTTGCGGAATTTCTCGGAGTCAATCGCCACGTTCAAGCGTGGGTGCAGGGCCCGCTTGATGCTGCGCCGCACGTCATTGTTGAATTCTGCATCCGAAAGCGTTGCCTGGAGCGCTGACTCCATCGGAGACGAACTGTAGGCGGTGAGTAAATCTTGGTCGAGCGACTCGTAGAAGAATGTCGGCACGTCCAGGTTGACCTCTAGGCCGTTCACGCGCTGGACAGGGTAGGTGTAACCCTTGGAATCTTCAAAAAATTCGATCTGCGTGACGCTCAGCGGCTGCATCCGGCTTGGCACCCGCGCCTTGTCCAGCACGAGCTCCGCCGCACACGCGCCGTACAGGCGCAACTCAACACACAGCTGCTCAGCCACCGCGTGAATGCCTGACGTTGCTGAGAATCCCTCTGAGTAATCGCACAGGAAATTCAGTCGCGCCAGCAGCGACTGAGTGAGCGTGGTGGCCGCCGCGTTTACAGTACCGTCAAGATTTCTCGCTACCGCGCGGAAATCCTTGGTGACGACAAGCCTCGTGTACGCGTAGACACTCGCGGATAGGTCCGGGCTTACTTGGGCCAGGTCATGAATGGTGCTTTTGGTGGATGTCCCATTGCGCAGGCTAAGCAGGTCAAGGTTTGCTGTCTTCCTGTCCGTAGATGTCAGGCGTTGGTCGCCCGAGGAGGTTGCGGCGCGCTTGCTGAAGCTTTGCCGAGACTGTGCCCCACCCTTCACCTTTGGTGTGGCGATAGGCGGCAGGTCTGCTCTCGCTTCAGGGCGGGTGAAAAATGATTTGAGTTTGTCCAGCATCCTTGGGATACTGGGGAAACAACATGGGAAAGTCAATCCCCGGGGTCTTGGGCTACTTCTGGCGGAGCTTGAACGTGCGCAGCATTGGCATCGGGGAAGCCCCGGACGACAGACCCCTCATCTGTGACGAGATTAGGTAGTAGGCCGTTGCATGCCAGAAATGGTCAAAACCCTTGGCACTCTTCACCCAATTTGAGGCAAACTCCCCCGAACGAAGCTGGGCCTGGGCCCTTTTCATATCTGTCGCGTGAGCCTTGAACGTCAGCCAGTCAGTAGTCCTCCGTATCAGCAACCGTCCCTCCCGCACCTCCACCATGAGCTTGTCGAATATGGCCGTGCGGTTTACCGATACCTGCTTTATAGGCCCGGTTGCAGTATCCGTATCCGCCTCTCTTTGGCGCACCTCGAACAACTCGAGCCCGTTTCGTGTGACGTACTGGCATGCAAACAGGTTCGAGTCCTCCATGCTGAGAGACATCACCAAATCTGTAAAGGGCTGGATGTCGGAGCACACAACAGTTACCCGGTACTCCGCCTTCAGTGCAAAGTATCTCTCCCTAAACCTGTTCAGTGGTACACGCTCATAGTGCACAATAATGCTTCTACCATCGGAATTGACCCCACCTACCACGAAGTGGGATATGTTGCCAAGGTCTACACCCATTGTGTGGGTGGTGAACGGGCTGGTAACCATCTCAAGCGAGGCCGCGTCCAACTCCTCCGGCGTCAGTCCGTTCTCCTGAGACGAGGCACACTCTCCGAGGCTGTAATTTCTGAAGCTGGCCTTGTTGGAGTAGCTTGTACTGGCTTCGATCAGGTATGGGATGCTGATAACGTTAGGGGCATCAAACGGAGTTATTTTGTAGCCTGTAGCCACATGCTTTTCGCTCGGATTTTCGCAGTCCCAGAAGCGGTGCTCAGGCTGCAGCGACGGAACTTTCCCGCAGTGAGGGCAATGCAGTTTGGCGCTCTTGTAGTCAACCAGGTGCAGGTTCTCCGACGTGATCTCGTCAAGGTGCTTGTCCCACCCAGGCACCCTCACCATGGAGTAAAACTCTGGGTAGAACACCCCGTTGCAATGGTGGCACCTGCACATATTGCGCCACCGCCTGGACGCCTGAAACGCTACGCTTATAGGATCGCCCTCAAACGTGGGTGTGGAAAGTTTTATCTTCAGCTTGTGCTTGGAGTGAATCAAGCGTGACGTGTAATCCCCGACAATCTCGGGTGAGGCGAAGCTCAATTCATCAAAAATGATAGCATCAAGGCTAACGCTGATGGCGCTTGTAGTGCCAACTCCGGCACCTTTAAAAAATATGGTGCGATTGGGCCCGAAGGTCTTTACTGCAGCTCCGTCAAGGTCCTCGGTGGTCATCGATGCCCTTAGCAGTGGGCTCGAATTAATGATAGGTTGGAACCTGGTTTGACTGTACTGCGATGCGAAACCCGCTGTTGGGAACACATACGCCAGGCTCAGCCCACCATGCGTCGTCATCACCAAACCGAGTGCCATGCGGAGCGAAATTTCACTTAAACCCAATTGCGCGGCCTTGAAGTACACAAGCTCCTGGCTGGGGTCGTCCACAATTCTCTTCTGGTACTCGTGGTCTTTGTACGAGTAGTTCTTGCCGTTGATGAACGTGTTATCCGTAATCCACGTTGACAGATCAGTCCGCTGGTGTTTATTCGTGGTGGCCAGCTTCAGCCTGCCCAGGTGGTGTTTCGTGATGTCATCCATAATAAACTTCCCATGGCTCCGTTGCATAATGTTCGTGGGCCAGGAACCCAGGCATCTTGTTTCCCTTGTCTTGGTTGTACTTACGCGTGACTATTTGAAGGTTGGCCGGAGTGTTCAACCCACACACGTTCTCACCCATAATTGGATAAATATGATCAATCTCCAGGTCGAACCCGGTGATCTTGCTCAACTCCTGGGCCTTTCTAACGAGCGCCTTGAACTCGCCCCATGACATAAACCCGCCATAACCGATGTACATGGACCGACGTTTCTGGTACTCCTGCACCTTCTCGGAATTGGCGGCCCTCCAAACTTCCCCAAGTTCCGTTACCTTCGCTTTGTTCTCTTCGTAGTACGCCCTTTGGTACTCACGGAACCTCCCCGGCTTGTTGTACCGCTGCCTGCGTTGACTGGCCAGCGCCATTTCTTTGTACCTTGGGTCTTGGCGCTTTATCTTCGCCTCAGCGGTCAGGCGCTCCCTGTGTCGCGCGTAGAAAGCCGCCCAGAATTCATGGTTTTCTTCAGGGTTGGCCAACGCCCACTGACGCTTCTTCTCGACGATGGCTTCTTTGTTCTCCTGGAAGTAGGCAGCCTTGCTGGCCCTAATCTCGTCAGTGTGCTCGGCACGGTAGACCTTGGCAGCTGCCGAGCACTTCTCTTTGTTCTCGTTAAAGTACCCGCGCGACTTGGCACTGTTGCAGTCTAGGCAGCACGGGTTGCGCTTGTACTTACTGGCAGAGTGCCTCGAGTAATGGAACATGCTCTTTACCTCGCCGCATGTCGTGCATGGAAGGTAAACAACTGGTCCAACGAAGTCAGCTAGCGCGGAAAATTCTGGCTTTCCTGGTGCTCCGTATGGCCTCCTGACGCTCTCGCGTACAGGCTTCCCAGCCCGCTTACTTCGCGCTGCATAGCGTGACCTGCTGGTAGCCGCCTCACAGAGGCTACAGCCCCCAAAGAGTCCGTCCTTGTTGCCAGAGTTCTTCCCGAACTCGCTACGAGGCTTGACCTCCCCACACTTATTGCACTTCTTGGTAAGCGCGCCAAGATATTGCCCATCAACGCCGATGGGCTGGCTTTGGGTGGCGTTTTGCACGCTTCTTCTCCAAGTACGCCAGCTCCGGTCAACTCCCTCACGTCCCTCGACGCGTTAGCAGACACCAACCAGTAAGGTGCAGGGAGTTGGCCGGAGCCGACTGGTTAAGTGGCCTCTGCGGGCCACTGGAATGCCGCTGCTAAGCGGCTCGATAACGTCAATACTGAGACCAAGAACTCGAAAAGTCAAGCTCCAAGCTCCCTCTCGTACTGCTCAAAGAATCTACGCTGCGTCTTCTCAGGCAACGTGTCAAGGCAATCAATCAGAATCGCCTCAATTCGCTTCAAGCGTTCGCTCACGTAAACCTCGTTTTGCACCTTCACCAAGTTCGACAGAGCCGACGAGAGTGAGTTGGCGCACTGGGCAATTTGGTTTGCCGGCGTCGAGGTGTCCTCCATCACGCGCCGTTGCAAGGCCTGCAAGGCCTGCACTTGCAAGACCAATTCACGGGAGAGATCAAGGTCTTTAAGGTCCTTTACGGGCAACTGCGCGTCAATCTGCGCTCGCATCTCCAAAAGCTGGTCGATCGTCAGGGATTTTGCGGCTGTGGAGGTGTCCACAGAGTCCAAAAAAGGGTCGAATTTAGGGTCAAGAGCCACGAATTTCAGCCTTCGCCGCCTCGTCCAGGGCCCTGAAAACCGGCTTAAACACGCGCTTCAAGAGCTTTTCAGGGTACAAATGGGCGCCGTTGTCGGTGTATTCGAGGTCAAGCTCGGTTTCGTGCAGCAATTCGTCGGCGTTTCGCCCCAAATTGCCATGTGTGACAACGTCGAGCACGATACCGAAGCCTTCCGCGTACTCTTTGACGGTGTTGCGCGGCGAGTCGAGCAAAACTAGGCGCTTGGCGAGGGCCTTGAGGGAGGGGTTTTGGAATTTGTGCTTCATGTCAAGCCTCCTTGAGAGTTGACATGAAATTTGTTGACGATAGCGCTCGTCAGGGCGTTTTTGGGGTCGTTTTGCACGATCTTCTCCATCACGCGCCTTGATCAGGGGCCTCAAGAGGGTGGCTCTTGTTGAAGGACGTCTGTAGTGGACGCAGGCCACTGATCAAGGCTGACTACTGGGTTCCCGCCTTCACGCGGAGAGAGGATATTAGCACTTAGGGGTTCAGGGCAGCAACCCTCTCCTCCATGTACTGGAGCGATGCTTGCTGCGCGTCTATCAGCTCACTCTGTAGCCGCACCACTCTGAAGTGGGCAGCCGCTACCACGTCGGCGTTTACCAACTCCTCAAGGTACTTGATTTTCCTGTCCTGTGTTGCCAGCAGGTCGGCCTGCTTGTCCATGACCTTGACAAGGTCGATCAGGCTTTGCTTGGTTACAGTGATCTTGTCCATTTTGAATTCTCCCGTCACGACATGAATGCAAGCTCGAGAGCCTCTTTGTCCCCGCGTTTCACCGAGATCGATGTTCCCGCCGGGTTCTCGCGGTCAGCAACCTTCGGTGACAGGGCGAGGAACTTGCCGACCTTGTAGCTCAGCTGCGGTTCGCACTTCCATTTACGCTGGTTGTTCTGTATGAACCCGTTTTCGGCGTTGAAGTGCACCGCACCGTTCTCATAGTAGTCCTGCAGTCGTGCCAGGAGCAAATCCGCTTCCTGCTCCAGTGGGTGGTGCAGTTCACCACGCATGACTCTCTCAATCGTCTCCGTGAACTCACATCTTGCGTTCCTGCCGGCCAGCTTCAGGATCGCCCGCTGCGCGTCCCTGATCACCATCACCGTGTGCTTGACCTCTGGAATGGCATCCATGGTCAGGAGGGCTTGGTCTTGCTCGGGGTGGCGAAGGTTGAGTTTTTGCTCGAGGTAGTCCAGCCTGTCCACAATGGCTGCGGTGAACTCAGGGCTGAGCTGGGCCGTGACGATGATGGCTGAGCGTTTGTCCAGAATATGCACAGTTACGGTCTGCCTGCGCCCGTCGGACCCGATGAACGACGTTTCCTCAATTTGAGGAAACGTGATCACCCCTGAATCGACGCACGAATCAATGACTCGTTTCGCGTTATCGTGGCGGACGGCCCTAAAAGGTCTACCAGTTCGCAGTGAACGCTCTTTACGGGAGGCGTTCACGAGATCAACGATTTCTACGCTGGTCATGGTGGGTTGGATTACGGTAATTTCGTTCATTTATTTTCCTTTTTGTTGAACGTGGTTGGGGGAATCAGCGGAATTCGACGTTGAAGCCTATGGCGGCAGCGATTTCGTCGTTGGTGAGCGGGGGTTTTGGCACTTTCTGCGGCGCTGGCTTTGGCTCCAGGGCCAACCTTGCCTTGCGCACGCGCGCGGTCAGTGTGCTGCGGGAAAGCTCAGGGTAGGCCGCGTGGGCTGCGAGGCAGCTCTTGAACGTCCCGTCGAGCACTTTCTGTGTGGCTTCGGCGAGCTTTGCTGCGATCTCTGGGTCGAGGTTGTTGACCAGGTCGGCGGTGGCGCCATGAAGAGGTCTCACGGACATCTTCGTGGTCTCGTTCAGCTTACTGCGACTCAGCCAGACGTTCAGTGTGCCGGGGTTTAGATTGTAGGTGTCGGCGGCCTGGACTCGGGTCAGTTCACCCGACTGAATCCTGGCGACCATCTCTTTGAAGGTGGTGTCGTTGCGTTTCATGTTGCCATTGTAGCATAGTTATATAACAAAGTTACAGAGGGTGGAAAATTTTTGGACTGGGCCTGGTCAGGGTGACAGGGAAGTCACTGTATAAATGTACATGCGTCACCCTGATTGATGTTCTCTATCGGCAATAGATCACCGATAGTTTTAATTATGTTGCGTTGTTAGATAACTGTGGCACAATCCTACCCATGTTCAATCAAACCACATCAAAAGTGATGACTCCCATTGGGGGAGTTGTCATGTGCG